AGTATGCTCTTTAATAATATCTTCGTTTGTCTTGCCTTGCTCTCTATAAAGCATTCTGCCTGAATGCTTGTCAAACTTAGCTTTAACAAACTCAGTAATCTTAAAAGAATGAGTATGAATAATACCTTTATCATTCTTATGCTTTGCAACTAACTGCTCTACAATATCACAAATATAAGGCAGATTACGATCTAAATTAGCATGATTGAGTTTATATTGAGTATGAACATAGATTGGAGCTTTCTTAGCATCAAACGAAGAAGGCATCTCAATATATTCATAATCTTCAATACCCAGACTCTTAGCAAAGTTTATCGGATCAATAATAGTAGCAGACATCAGAATAACCTTTTGACCAAAGTCAAAGATATGACTTGAAAGCCTATCAACTTTCAAAGGTGAAAAGTTAACTGCAGTAGCTGACTTTTCAATAACATACTTGCAATCATTCCAATGACCAACGACAGTCTTTACTGAATGCAACACATTGTTAAGACTACGAAGTTTGTTCTGTTGTGCTTCTGTGAGTTCTTTCTTATTTCTCTTTTCAACAAGGGCGGTAATCTGTTCTTCGATTAAGCTAAGTAGGTTTGTAAGCCATTCAATAACCCTATTAGGGATATCAGTAGCAAGCTTAGTAACATGAATACCAATCTGAGCTAACCTTTCATAACTAATATCAAAGCCAAATCTCTTAACGAGTTCGTCTTCTAGTTCAGCAGCCTCATCACAAATAAGAATCTCTTTACGCTTTAGCTGCTCAGGTAGAGCCAAAAACATACTGTAGTTAAGAATACCAAAGTTACTTGTAATAACCCTATTGCGAGATTCGTAATAAGGACAAATACACTTCTTCCAACAATCATCTTTAAGACGACTCACAACAACACAAGGAGCAATTTCAACGTCCTTAGTTTCATCGATTGTGCATTGATAGTTAGACTTACCTTTCAAGATGTCAGAATCAGAAAAGAAGTCTTTGTATTGGTTCTGAAGATTCTTAGAGATAGTAAGAACCATAGAACCAAACGGCGGTTGCTTGTCAATAGCTTCTTGATTTGCAAACTCTCCAGACTGGTCTTGTTGATAAATTGAATATGAATCAACAAGCTCCTTGAAGTCTTTTGAACAAGAGTCAGATAAGTTAGCAATTGTTCTAGAGATAAAAGATTTACCAGAACCTGTAGGAGCACAAAGAATAAGATATTTCTTATTGCTCTTTAAGAACTTTTCAATCTTCTTTAGAGTAACAGCTTGCTGCTCTCTTGGAGTATGCGTAGACGGAAATACTGATAGGATGTCTTTCTGTTTCACTACGTTTAGTATAGTGTCATGAAAAGTGAAATGCAAGCTTATTGTTTAAATATTTGGACTTATAAAGTTTAAAGTATTCGTCTATTTTCAGCTTGATAGTAGGGTCATCGGACAGAAGCTCAGCGTTGTAGTCAAAAAATATAGTGTTTTTATTCTCAACAAAATTAAACGGTAAAGGTAACTCTAAATGTTTAAATTTAGTATTTGTTCCTATACAAAAAACCAAATAATACTCTTTTGGAGCAAATAAAATTAATTTACCTGATCTTATGACTTTATTATTTAAATGTATTGATATATTTTTCTGAAAATGCTTTATAAACATTTTTTCCAGAACAACGCTTTCTATCACAAATATTAATTAATCTATATTCTCTCAAAATCAATTTTTTGCTTAGATGTCATGAAAGCTAGTTTCTCGTTATAATATTTCCAGAACTCATCATTAGCCTTGATAGTAGAAATTACTTCACAGGCTCCAACATTTATCTGCCTATAATCTTGCTCAAATATATCCCAAGTAACTACTAAACCTTTTTGCTCCGGAATATATTCTAAATTGTGAGTAGGTGTTCTATAATTTAAGGCTACTCTACCCTTTGTGCTGTTTAAAAGAGAGTAGCTATTGGTGCAAAGCATTCTTCTAAAAAGAGGTTCGCCAGGCTTGGGTCTACGCCTGGCGAATTTAAGCTCTACTACGTTTTGTTGAAGAAGTAATTTAAGCTGGTTTGCGCTAACTCTCACATTATTATTTACTCTTGAGCCTTAGAGCAAACACCAAAAATTCTTGTCTCATCCAAGAAGATAGACTTCTTAACTTTACCAACTCCCTTGACTGCAATATTTGAGCAAGGAATGCCCTTATCGTTTGGAAAGCAAACAATATCATCAGTCTTTACATTCTTGCATTCAGAACCAGCAAGAATTACCTTACCGATTCTCCAGGCTGCCTTGGTGTGGTCAATAGGTACAAGCAAACCATTTCTCATAATAGTCTGATTATCATCTGGAGTATCAATGAATTGAACTAGAATAATATTGTCCAAAACCTTATCTAGAACGAAATCATCAACAAGAGTAAATGTATCATTAGCGTGTTTGTCGAAGTTCAATGCATTTGTTTTCTGCATATGAACTGGTACAGGTACATTTGTAGGTAATGTAGGAATCATATTGTATGTATATAATTTTTTTGTTAAATCAAGATTTATACAATATGCCTAAACCGTAAAACTTATTAATGTTGTAAAAATTAATATTGTGTTTAGCAGCAATATCTAGTACAGCTCTCTTAACTGCTGGGAAGCTATCTGTATCATGAGCAATAACAACCTTAGAGTGCTGAACTGACCAGTCTAAACAAGCAAAGGTATCTTCATATGTATGATTGATATCAACATGAATTAAATCAAACTGTCTTGTTTCCCCAATAACAAATTCTTGATAGCCTTTTCTTACAAGCTCTACATTAGAGTCTTTAAATCTTTCTACAATTGTTTTATAGAAATCATCTCCTTGAGAATGACGAATAAATTCATCCCCCATGAAATGATCTACTCCAATTACCTTTTTAAACACCTTAGAGAAAATATAACTGCTATAACCATTATCTACTCCAAACTCTAGCATTAGGTTAGGAGTAATGTTATATGTTTCGATTATTGGTTCAACATAATCTTCTAGTCCTTTCCAGGCTGATGATACTTCAGTCAGAACATTATGCTTCCATTTGCTAGGGGTAGGTATTTTAGTATTCACGTCTGTATTTATATAGTTTTCTCTTCCAAAGCTTTCACCGTAATGATTGACCTTCGAATCATAAATGCACTTGTAGGTAAACGGTTTACTACAATCAAACAACCAAAACTCACAATACAATCTGTTAGTTTCAAGAGTATCAAGTTTATTTAAATTTCTCAAGTGACTAGTTTTAGCCCACCAGAAGTTACCCGAAAAATGTCTCATCGGGGTATCTCTAATATTAGGACCAACGACATCAAAGTCGTTTAGTAGCTGCAGACAGTTTTCATGTTTTTCAATCATGAAATATTCCATACATTCTTTCCAATCGTTAATGAAAGAATTATCTGGTCTAGTCACTCCTTTGCCATGCAAGTACAAAACATAACCGTCATATACTTGACTGTATTGCCAAATAGCATTTAATGTCTCAACTTCAGAGCCACTGTTAAGCTTCTCAAAAAACTTTACTTTATTGAGTCTTTGTAATTGAGTTTTTATGCTAGAATTGTCTTGCGGACCAACTAGTATGACATTTATCTGCTCAACCTTATTAAAAAGACCAGATTGTATAATTTTAAAATAGGTCTTTAAAAATCTTTGTGTGCAATCATTCACACAAAACATATGGTAAAATATATGAATTTTATTCATGCTCTTTAAACAACTTTACTTCTCTCTGAGAAATCTCAAGATTGCGAGCTAAAAGCTCGTTATTTTCATCTTCTTTAGTTTTTTCCTTTTTAACTTTTTTAATATATTCGATCTTCTTGTATCTCATCTTGGGAATCATATTAATAAGAAACTTATTCTGTTCATCCTTAGACAAGCACATCCAGTACTTATTAGTAGTATCATTTACAATATTTGCAAATTCACCACTATGCATACTTAACCACCTATTGATAAGATAAAACTGATACTCTCGATCTTCTTCGACAGGAATATCAGTTTTATTCTTATAAGTGATAATATTTGTAATAATATCAAATATAGTCATTAGATAACTTTGGTAGTAGCAATAAAGATATCGTCAGTCATCTTATAGAAAGTCTCAACAACTCTCTTCATAAACTCGTTTACTTGTTCATGAGTCATATTAGTTGAGAAAGCAAACGCAGGAGCCTTCTTACCTGCAACAACGTTTACAGCAGTATGCCCAAGAGCAGCACCATTAACCAAGTGAGTAATACTAACACTAGCCTTGCCTTTAGGTTGCACAATGCCATGCTGAGTATGTTCAGCATGAACAATCAAATCATCCCCATCAACTTCAATAGGTTTATTGATAATACTGGTAAGGATATTAGCAATTTGAGTATTAAAGAGACGCTGAAATGATACAGCTCCGAAAGAATCAATATTAGGTATCTCCCAACAAAAGTTAACTGCGTCATCGCTATAGATAAAGTCATTACTAATCACATCTTCAAGATCAATCATGCCAGCAGCTTCAACGTGCATCGGAGACCTAAAAGCAACAATGTTACCAATAGGAAGAGTACGATCACGAAAGTATCGATAAGCAAAACGAGCATGAATAAGGTTACCGTCGTAGACTGGAATATTGTTCAGAATCATACGTTCATTTTAATATAACTTTCTGCGAGTTCAACGTATTCTTTTTCTCTGTTTAAAGTATCTGTAATCTGCTTCACAGTCACTGGTACGTTTTTTAAGGCAGCCTTGCAGTCGTAAAAATACAAATACTTGTCTATATAAACTTCAGTCTTGGCAAAAGTTGGAATAATTAGAGAATAGTATCTATCTTCTTGATCAGCAATTTCTGGAAAATTAATACTCTTGGCAATTGTCTTCTTGATTGGAGACAAATGATTTGGACATCTATAATAAATTACTGGGTGGTCTTGATTGTTAATCTTGCCCATTTTATGAGACCAGTTAGTATGCTTTAAAGTAATCTCTACTCTTCTAGGCATCTCACCATTAAAGATAATTACACTATTAAAGCCAACAACATCAGGTTTTGAATCTGTTGCCTTTAAAATAGTAGAGACGTAATCTTCGGATATCCAATCGTCATCATCTATAAACGCAATATACTCACCAGTAGCCTGATCGATTAGATCATTTCGCTTTTTTCCAATGGGTATCTCTTTATTATCTTTAGCAACAAGTACCTCAACTTCGTTTGTTACTTGAGGTTTCAATCTAGAGACTAATCTCTCTAAATAGTGCTCTCTTCCTTCAATTGTACAAATTAATAACGATAATCTTTTATATTTCATACTCCCTAATTTACTCCACTTATCAATAAAAACATCATACTGCTCTCTCATATTATAAAGTTTAGCCTCATCTCCTTTTAATAAATCGTGAGACTTGCTAAGCAAATGATGAACGTTAGAAGTTGTACAAATACCATGTTTAATATTATAGAGATTGTACAGCTCAACCCAATCGTTGTCTTGATAATAAAATTTAAATCTCTCGTCAAAGGCTCCTAATGTTTTAAATACCTCTTTCTTTACAACAAAACACCAACCTGCAAACTCATAAGAGGTTCTATGCCCTATATGAATTTCTTTTGAGGAGCTAAAAAACTGCTCTGTATGTCTTTGCCACAATCTATCAATTGGGCTAACTGACATTAACTGAGGGTCTTTTTTAAATTGTCTTAAAATATTTGTGAACCAGCTATCATAATACACTACATCGTTATTTGATATAGTAATATAATCACTCTTACATTCTCTAACACCAATGTTTAAGTATTGATTATAGTTAAATTCTGTTTGCGGAATAATAAACTTACCTCTTATCTCAGATAGTCTATGAGTAAAGGTAGATGAAATATTTTTATTAGACTCTACAATATAAACATGAAAGGTATGATCTGGATCTCTATCATGAAGAGTATCCACAGCCTGTTTGAGAATATCAAACATCTTTTCATCTTTAGTATTGCTTAAAATTATAACGTCGACGTCCATAGAGAATTAGTCTTAATTGCCTTTAGTCTTTGCAGAACAACCCCTTGCGAGGTATCAGAAATAGATATTGGAGAATTCTTGTATAGCAAGCTGAAGTAATTTGCCCCATCTTGTATGTTCTTCTTCCAGTCTTTTCTTGGACGAATAGTAGAGTCATTCTCTGAACAAGCTAGCTCATCAAGATAATCGCAAGAGTTAGCAATATCAGGCCACCACCAATAGGCAGGCAAATAGCCGTTTAGAACTGCTCTATAACTGTGTTCTACGTGTTCCCAGGCATTAACAAAGGTCTCATCAAACAAACCAATTCTCATTAGGAGATCCCTGCTATAGTAACAAAAGCCACCTACGCAATTAGGATTGAAAGCAATCTTACTATCTTTATATTCAACAATAAAGCGAGGATCAGGTTGTTTATTTTTCTTATTAGCAGGTCCATGATAGCCAAACATTAAATGCTTAAGTCCAGAATCTTTACTGGCTTTTAAATAAGCATCAAAGACGTTAGAATCTTTAATTATAATATCATCCTCAATTAAGAAGATATCAGTACAACCTTGATTAAGCAAATGAAGCATAGCTCTGTTTTTGCTTCTACCTACACCAATGTTCTTTTCGTTCTTTAAGTAGGTTAAATTTAGATTATCTACTATTGCTGGTAGCGGTTCTGTTCCATCATCTACAAGAACAACTTCGTCGAGTTTATCAAAAGGTATTGATTCAAGTACCTTTTTAATAAATTCAAACCTGTTACAGGTTATAATTCCTAGTCCAATTTTAGTTTCTATCATCTTGACAAGTCCATATTTGAATGTTAAAGCGATTATTTTCCCAAGGCATAGCTGGATCACAAATTACTTCTGAGCAAGCGTGATGCAATCTAGAAGGGAAGATACAAAGAAAGTTATTCTTAAGAGGGTATTCATAGCATTTGCCTTCATGCATAAACAACTGACTACCTCCTTTTATTAAAGATTCGTCTTGTACTAGAGTATAAGACATTGTAAACACAGGGGTCATGGCTATTTCTTTACCAAAGATAGACGTACCATACACACCGTCATCTGTATGCCAATTATAGTACCCACCATTACCGTAACTAATGATATGAGTACGACCTGTTAAACCATATCTACCACCAAGTTGAAACTCTCTATTTTTGCAAGTTCTCATAAATTGCAAAATACCTTGATGAAAGAAGAACTTATCAAGATTGCTCAAGGCATAACCAGCTGGTATGTTTGGATCTGGTAGCCATACATCACTGCCCCAACACAAATGATTGAGATTGTTTTTAGTAGTTTCGAAATCTGTAGTTGTGTTGTTTGCTTTGGTTGCTCCATCTCCAAATTTCCAAACTGGAGTACCAAAATACTGCTTGATATTATTCATGTCATCAAAGATAGATTTGACAACAGCTCGAGGTAAAAAGTTTTCTGACCAGATTATAGGGGGGTCAATCTCCTCATGTAGTAAGAACATATCTTATATTAAGGTGTTTTTTTGGATTTTCAACTACAGTTGACTATATAAATTAGTTATGTCAGCAAAAAATAACAAAGCCTTTAACATAATCGAAAAGTTTGAATTATCAGAAAATCACAAACAAATTGTTGAGGCTATCCTCAATAGAGACAATAAACTTATTTTTATTGATGGACCCGCTGGTACTGCAAAAACATATTGCGCAGTTTTAGGGGCATTAAAACTAGTACAAAGAAAAAGTTTTAAGAGTATTCTTTATTTGAGAAGTATTGCTGAATGTTCTACTCAAAAACTAGGAGCCTTGCCAGGAGAGCTCCATGAGAAGATTGGTCCGTTTGGAGCTCCTTTTATTGAGAAGCTAAGTGAAATGGTTAGTGAGGCTACAATTACTAAACTAGCATCTGAAAGCTCTCTTGATATTCAGCCTCTTAATTTCTTGAGAGGTACTACGTTTCATGACAAGGTTGTAATTCTAGATGAGGCTCAAAACGCTGAGCTAGATCAATTGATAATTGTTCTTACAAGACTTGGTGAGCATGGAAAGTTGATTGTAATTGGAGATAGCAACCAAGTAGATATTAGAGATAAGAAGAGTTATGCTAATGTAGTTAGCAAGTTTAATTCTGAAGATTGTAAGAATATCGGCATTCACTCCTTTACTCTCACAGAGGATGATATTAAAAGAAGTAAGATCCTGAAATTTATTGTTAGTAAATTACAAGAGCTTAAAACTAACCGTTAACGTGGAATCTTAAAGCTTTGGAAATTTTTTCCATTACTTTTTTAGGATGATTACCTTCTTTAACTAGTCTTTGGTACTCATTTTTAAAGCTTTTTACAAACTCTTCAGATAAACTTAAATTTCTTGGATAAAATAATCTAGACTGTGTTCTTAATGGAGCATAGCTTTCGAGTAGTTTATTGAAGTTATTATTGAATTCTTTCATCATAATTATTTATTTCTTGCAGTGAAAATTTAAGAACCAATTAGACTGCGCCTTTGTATGTGGTGTAGCCTTTTTGGTTTTTAATTTTCTAGCCTTGCTACAAGTCATCTTGCCCTTGCCAAATTTCTTTGTAGCTTTAGCTTTTAGAGTCCCCTTGCCACCTTGAGGAGTTGATCTGGTGGTTTTCTCTAAGAGAAAATAAAATCTCTCTTGATAGTCTTTCACTATTATTATTTATTCATTTCATTAAATATATTCATGCCTACTACACAAGAAGTAGAAATCGCTAAGCAGAATTTTATTGCTCTTAAAGTTTTCTTTGTTGCTATTTATAACGAAGGGTTAATAAAAATTAATACTGTATTTCAGGAATTAAATAAGGTAGATAACGTTACTTTTAATTACCAACCGGTATTAAACATGTATACAAATGCTCTTTATTCAGTAAATGATTATTCTAGTAATTATCTTGCTGCAGCTATAGCTGGTTATAATAAGCTAAGACCTGAATATTTAAACGGTAAAGATTTTGCAAGCATTAGAGAATGCTATGATGCTGTATATACCCAAGCGATAATTCACCTTGATGATTATATTAACAAGACAGAATTATACTGGTATAACACTTGTTCAGGTAACGTTTATACCCCTGATGACTTTTATACATTAACTATAGAGTTAAACGAAGTAACAAAATCAAACTTTATTACTGAATCTAACTCTAATTATAACAATGTATTAACTACAGCTGTTCAAAAGTTAGAGGCTTCTCTAAGATACTCTCTCCAGTAATTATTTCTTTTTCTTAGATTCTGGTCTAGCGAGAGCTTCTAGAGCCTCAATATCTTCTAGTTCAATATTTGGATCACTGAAGATATTTGCATTAGGATCCATAGAATCTCCATCTGCATCAAGATAGAGCTTCATTATTTGAATACGTTCATTACGTTCACCGAATACTTCAATGATAGGGGGTCTATCATCTGCATGGAAGTAATTTGACTTAGGGTTGTCTCTATTTTCCATAGCAAATACCTTGAACAAATTATCTACTTCATTTCTCATTACCGGGTCAATATCTCTCATTCCATCATCAACGATTTCTGGAGTTTTTGCTACTCTTGTGATTGGAATGTAAAAGATAATATCAATATGCTTCAAGGCATCTCTAACTACCGGTACACACTTTTTAATGAATTCAAAATCAATATCAGAAGCATTATGATGATAAGCCCACATTGAATAGATAAGGTTGTCTAGTGGACATCTATCAAAAATTATCTTATCACCCTTTCTTGTTTCCTCTAGCTGCTTGACCATAAAGTCTAGCACTGTTTTTTGACTCTCCTTAGTTGTCTTAGAACTATGAGGTAAGTTTTTTTCCACTAATGCATCTCTATAACTCTTTTCTGGGGTTTTGTAGGCCTTCCATTCATTAAGAAAGTCTTTAATTAGAGTAGATTTACCCATGCATTGGGCTCCAGAAATAGCAATTCTCATGATAATATTATATATTCTTAAATTTTTTAAATCAATTAAAACGTAAACATTGGAGCGTTATTGTAA